AGTTCCAAACTTTTTTAAATTATTTTTAAATGGTTGTGTTTAGATCTAATTCATAAAACAATAGTAATAATATTTAGACTCTAAAACAAGAATTATTTTTAGATATATGTATTAAATCTTTTGGGGGGGTGTCAAACTAGGTGTCAAAGCATATAAGCATTATATAAATATGATCTGTATATCTACTATAGTATTTAAAATAGTAGTATAGAATACATAGAATAGTATAATAGTATAGAATAGTATAGTAACGGGCGAAAAGCTTTATTTTACGGCTAGTTATCCCCAATTTATTCACATATGTTGGTAACTTGTTAATAAGTACCTACGTGCATACTATAAATATATATTTTTATTGTACTTACGTGCATATTCTATAAAATAAAATTATGTGGATAACTTACCTACGTGCATATTCTACCTACGTGCATACTTTTTAATATATATATAAACTTTAGCAGCGTAGTGTTTTAATAGGTTAAGCAGCTGGTGAAGATATAACAGTGCAGCGTCCATCTAGCTTCTTTGCAGCCAATACTTTTGTCGACGGGAAGGGAAGGGTTTGGGAAGGGTGAGGCAGTAGTCTTTTTCTTATCAAAATCGATAAAAATGACATTATGTATAATAGGGTTTTGTTACTTTTTTGGCATTATGTATAATAGAAAATAATACTTACGTGCATAATATTTACTTACGTGCATAATATATAGTTTTATTATTTTTATTGTCCATTGATGGATATTTTTAGGCAAAAAAAAAGGAGCACCGGTTAAGATGCTCCCTTTTCTTTTTTTACTATTAGCCAGAGTATATCATAGATTTATCACAATCATGGCAATAGCCACTACTTCTTTCCATAGTGGTTATCAATGATGCCTGACATGTTCTACATTGGAAATAAGATACTCCACTGATCATTGCTTTAGATTTCTTCTTAGGCTTTGATCGTTTTTTTCCATTTCTACTGTAAGCATAATAGCCGTAATCATACATAGTGCTTCTGACATTGTACGTAGTGCATTCATAGCTTTTATTGGAATACCATACATCTTTATTCCAATGCCCTTTTCTCTCGTTAGCTATGGCATAATCTCCGTTATGATCTAAAAACACTAACTTAGAATTATCAATAAATCCTTCTATCAATTTCATTATAGATGGATTATAAATAAATCCTTCTGGTAATGTTTTTAATATAGTTTCATTGAACATCCAAGTATCACTCTTTTTAGCATGATCATCAACTTCTGAAATAATCCCGTTATGAATTACTCCTAGATTTTGACTGATCCTAAAAGGATGGCAGTTAGTATGATTGATTAGCCCGTGAGTCGTTATCCTAAAATGAATAGCTGTAATCGGGTTTCCATTGTTAATGACATTTTCTGTATAAGATTTCCAGAAATCGTCAAAAGTGAAAAAACCCTTATATATATTTAAGATACCATCTTTTGAATACATATAACCTGCACCATCCTTATTATTTAAGAATGACTCTTTAAGGTTCTTCTTTTTTACTGACTTGTTAGCCGGTTTGAGTATTGCAATACACATTATATCAACTCCCTGTAATCATCATTGTAGTTTAGTTTATTTAGTTCAGTCATCCAGATTCTAGTCATCTTATCCTTAGTCGGAATTAGACTTTTATCCATCTTCTTTATTGTTCGTCTAAGTGGATTGGAACTCGTTACGATTTCATCTTTATGCTTTGAAAGAAAAAAGCAGAGATTCATGTATTTAGCTTGATTTTTACTTAAAAAGTCTAAATAACTATTGAGGCTCTCATATTTCTTCTCACTTGTAGCAACTTCCAAAGATGTAACTTTAGTCCAATGGATCAACGACCTAACAAATTCTAGATTTTTACAGAACGTGTTGAAATTCAACGTCCCGTTAAATAATCTAAATTCGATAGTCTGACTGTGCCTAAGGTTTACGGCTTCCGTTTTGCTATTATCTAATCTATTAGAATATAATAGGTAGCCGTTTTTTAACTTGTCTTTGGCATCAATATCTATCGAAGCCCAGTTTTCAAGTTTCCTTGCCTTTCTCTGACTTATCAACTCTATAAACTGGTGATTATAAGGATTATACATAAACGATATAATCTTATAAATACTAGTTTCTTTGAGTGATTTTCTAGAGACATGGATATGCAATCCACAGTCATTAGTATCTTGACCGTATAAACCGTTTCTTCTAAGCACGGTGAATAAAGTTTGAAATAACTTCTTTCCGTACCTATTAAAATAGTTCCAACTAAAAGGATGCGAAACCACTTCGACAAAAGCTGTACTGTCATTTTTACAATACAGTAAGCTCTCTTTCAGCGTTGATCCTTTAGCTATACAATTGACTAAAGAGGCTAATTCCGTCCCTGTGTGGGCTGGAGTATAGCCTTCCCCGCTTTGTATATCAGTCTCTATTTCAACTCCAAAATGCTCTGGATAGAATCTACGTCTTGGTAATGCGCTCAGTCTTCTTGATTCGCGTTCACCATGTCTAGTGCAGAATCCATTATGAGTGATCAAAGGTGGCTTGCCATTCCGTCTGCTACTAACCCTGTGAAATAATGGATCGGGTTTATAGTCATAGTCATAAACATAAGTACTATTTTTCATACAATTATGACATGAACCGTGGCTGATCCTAATCTGCTTAGAGTTGCAAAATTGGCAAGTCTCCAATTCAGTTTCAGCACAGCTACCGCAAACATCCACTCCATTATAAGGCGTGCAGTATTGCCGTTCTTCCTTGCAGAAGTGACAAGTCGGGAGTACTCTTGGTTTATCCATTAATTCGTTTAATGGAATGTCTATTAGCGTATCGAATACGTTTTTAGTTTTCTTCATTGTTTTACTCATTAGTTTGAATTAAAAAAAGCTAACCCTATTTATCAGGTTAGAATAAACTTTAGTACCTATGCCATGCATCCATTAAAGCCAATCAATCTACCTTCCGGAGTGGTTACCGTTCGCCTTGCTACCGTCGAAGGAACGATTGATTTGTTATCCATTATGTCAAAGAGCTAATGCCTTTGATATGCCAGAAATTCTAGAAAGTTCCCACTTTTTTTTAAATAATTTAAAATACTTTAGATCAGCCCTGTAGATCCGCGTAGATCCGCCGTGTAGATCCGCGCAGATCACTCAACCTAGGTGATCCAAAATGATTAACTCAACCTAACTATTTCAACCTAAATCGGATTAGGGGTGGTACTATGTGTAATAATAAAAGAAACAGACATACAAAATTATTTTTTTTAAATTTTTTAAGGTTTTGGTTGACATCATTGATTTCCGCTACTATTTTATATAACTATGTTATATATAGCTAAGCTATACTATTATACTATGTTATATAGAATAGCTATACTATTCTACTATACTACTATGCTACTATTTTATATCCTGACAACTACTATTCTATATAGCTTAGTTATATAGCTTAGTTAATACTATAGTAGCCGAAATAGTTAAAAAAGACAAAAGGACAATAACAGCACCCCTGAACAACCTAAAAGACAAAACATTATATTTTACTTCTATCTTGCGGGTTTCCGGTTATAAATTAAGATATGAAATACAATAACTCAAAAATGGGCAATCGTCATACAGAGGATTTTATTAAATCTTTTGATACTGACAATACATTCGACAATTGGAATCAATTGAAAAAGCTAGCAGACGAAATAAACATTACAGATATAGTTGATCCCACTTACGAGACATACAGTAAACTCATGGAGTTAGTATCACGTGCGAAAAACCTGAAAGAATTTGAAATATTGCCAGATGGCGATTTTATTTACAAAAATACATCGATGATAGAAAGTCCGGAGGGAGCAGGACAGGTGCGTGTTAAAACATAGTGTGGGAGTGACTTTCTATGTATAAGAGAAAAGTAAAAGACCAAGAGTATGTGATTTACGATAACGAAGAAGAGTTCCGTAAACATAGACCTAAAGTTAAAATACAAGATGATTGGCGAGTGGCAAAGACAAATGAATGGATCATCACTGATGATGGGAAAATTACCCAAGTCATTAAACGTGATTATCTAAACAATAAAAACAAAAAAGAGTATTACATTCGGACATTATTTGGAATGTCTAATTGCAAAAAGACTAAATCAATTCAAGGTGAGCCAGTAAAAAACATCTGGAGTTTTAGTAAACAAAGTTGGTATAACAATGCTCTGCATGGAGAGTTATCTAGCGAAAAACGTCTATTTGCAAAATATATCGCCGCTGGGTTAAAGCCTTTAGATGCATATATGAAATCAAACCCAAAGTGCTCAAGCAAAGACCATGCTGAAGCAAGAACAAGTGTTTTATTAAAAAGTGAAAAGGTGAAAAACTTGATAGATAAAGAAATAGAAATATTACTAAACGATACTGGAATTACTAAATCCTATCTACTAGAACAAACAAAAGACATTGTAGACAAGGGAGGCACAAAAGACTCAGATAAACTACGAGCTATAGAAACCTTGATGAAAATTTCCGGATTGCTCAACCCAGAAAAAACAAAGGAGTCCTTAGCACTCATTCAAGAGTTCAGCGGATTTAGCCAAGAAAAACTAGAAGCGTTTAAACAAGGGGCTTTACTAGAAAATGGACAAAAAAAATAGTATCCTTGTACCCGTAAGAGCCGCTACTCGAATAGAATTAGAAGAATTAATCTATGGAGTCGCTCATTGCCCTGCGTGCGATTCACAGCTAATGGGGCGTGACTTAATGAATAAAATGCCGATATTAAACAATAGAGATAGCCTAGATGGCTGGATGTGCCAAATATGCGATAGTGTGTTCGACTTACAAGATAAAATGGTGGATATAGGCGAATTTGACCTATTTGACCAAGAAATAGCCGAAGCGTGACTCAAAAAGACTTTAATATAACCCCTTCCCCTAAAGAAATGAAGAAGAGAGATGAAGTTCTCTCTAACGCATTTAATAACTTAATCTATTTCGGTAGAGCATTCTTACCAAAAGACTTTTTACAGAAGTCGGAGTCTGCTCCTTTCCATTACGAAATTGCTAAAGGAATGATTGACAGTAAGCCCGGAGCAAGGATATGTAATATTATTCCTCGTGGTCATGGTAAGTCAGTGATTGCAAAAGCCGCTATTATGCATAAACTTTGTTTTGCTGGAGAAGGTGATCAACATTTTATTGCATGGGTATCAGAAGAACAAAGTCAGGCAATTGATCATTTAAAGTATATTCGTTCACATTTTGAAAACAATAAAATGATTAAGTATTATTTCGGAAACATGGACGGAGGTTTAGCTGGAAAGCGCTG